GCATAGTCGGGGTGAGCAGACTCGAACTGCCGACCACACGCCCCCCAGAGGTGAGAGGTGGTCTGACAATCTGCTAAATTAGAGTGTGTTACAAGTTATGCAATCGAATATTTACACGCATTTTACACATATTAACACTTATTTTTGTTGTTTTTGTTAAGATTTTTTTACTTTTGCACATGAATTTTCATTCGTTAACCGAAATAAAATAAATTTTATAATCTCACAAGGGGACTGGTCATCTGAGACAGATCGCCAACCCCTTCCCATTTTATTATACTAATCTGAACTATTTCCACTATTTTCCATAATTTAATGAAATTAAATACAGTTAGGAAATGTTCAAAGACAGTTCTACGCCTCCGTTGTCTCATGATTTTGGTTTAGCCCTGATTACGGAGGCATATCGTGATTTAAGAGCTCCCCAAGCGTGGGGAGTTTTTTTGTGGCCAAGGACGGCCACAGGATGGCCACAAGACGGCCAATGACGGCCAATGACGGCCATATACGGCCACGAAAGACCACGAAAGACCACGAAAGACCATAAATGACCACGGAAGACCACGGCGGCCACAGATGGATGAGCCAATGACGGCTCATTTTATTTTCTTCTGTTTTTCGAAGAAATCATTCCAACAGTTGTTGTGGATGAAGACAAAGAACAGAAGCAATCCGATGATTATTTTTGTTACTCGAATCGGGAAGAGCCACTCGCCAAATCCGACCTCTATCTGATGCTCGATGGAGATGCTGACGAGGTAATCGTAGAGCACAAATGCACGATGCACCCAGCAGAATTCATAAGCTATTGACAGAATGGTGATTAACACCATCCACATAAAGGCATGTTTGAAGACTAAACCGAACAGATAACTCTCGCCGATTGTAATCTGCATTGTGACGTTTGCGATGAACCATAGAGAGCCGAAGACAGGGAGGAAACCGATGAGGAATCTGGACATCCTTCGAGCTCTCTGAACACCGACCTTATGGATGATCCTGGCATCGATATAACGGATAACATCGTAGATACTCATACGCGACCTTCATAGAGATTAAGCTGCTGTTGCAGCAAGTCATTCTTATCCCTCTCGAGCTTGAGTTGCTGTCTGAGGAATGCTATCTCATTTTTCATATCCAGCTTGGACTCTTCTCCCGGTTCTGACTCTCCCAGAAGGAAGGGAGCGTTTGGATCTGAATTCTTATAACAGCAGAGCATAGGCTCAACGCCATTCAACAGCCAGTTAGGAGAGAAGATGTTTCCGAAGGCTTCATTAAACCTTTTCAGGAACTTATTATTGAGATATTTTTCATTACCACTCATAGCACTTGACATAGTGCTTTCAGCCGCATTCATTTTGCGAGCTGCATCAACTTGAGACTCTACAATCCCATTCATTTTCAAATATGCCAATGCTTTGGCTAACCTTTCCTTCTTTTCCATACAAAGTGTTTATAAAGGTTAATACAAAGTATTTATAAACCTCACAAAGTTAAATTGTGTGAAAATACGAAGAATATTCGTATAGTCTTTGCGCAATTTATAAAGATTCTTATTACTTTTGCCGACGTAATTAATATTTACATTAAATTTTCAGTTTTCAAAATTAGGCAAATTTTGTGAAACGGCAAAGGAAATTTCAAATTTTAACATTTCAATCAAAATAGTAATTAGCTAATTTGGGGTAAAGGGATGGAAATTCAGGAGATATTCTACGAGATGCTGACACCGGCTCAGAGGCTTCGAATTCAGAAGGCCAAGGCGATAGCCGCTAAGTACGTTGAGTTCAAGGCTTACTGCGAACAGAATGATGTAGCAGTTAATACTGAGGGGTTCTGTCGAGCGATGGGCAAGGAATACAAGTATTCCACACTTGCTATCAGACGGATGCTTGAGCGTGAAGGCGTATTGGTAACAACAACAAAAAGAGACGACAATGGCAAAAGTAGTGAAGACACCAGACAAGATCCTACCGTCGGGGAGGTACAGGCCGGCGACGGCAGCACGGTTGATGGGAATAGCGAGATGCACGCTGTATAAGTACATCAGCGAGAAGCGCGTGAAGTCGGAATTCACGACCGAGCGCGGAATGCAGAAGCATTACATCAAGGGTATTGAGATTATAAGATTCAATGAGGGTGCAACTTACACTTGTTGAACAACTTAATAACTTTAACATAATGAAGATAATCGGCAAAATTACAAGTGCGAAATACCGCAATGGTGTTAAGCAGAATTCCGGTGACAGGTGGGAATGCGTTGACTACTACTTGGTAGAACAGAACGCGATGAACCACAGGTCGGAGTTTCCCTTCTCGCTCTTCAACGAGAAGATGAGAACGTATGCCCTTCACGAAGGCGCGGAGGGAGAGTTTGATGTTCAAGTCACCAATGAGGTGAGGAATGGATATAACAATATCCGAGTGTTCGTGAATGGCTTCAAGGGATTGGACCAGGGCAAGAAGAAGGTGGTTGGCAGCTATGCAGAGCCGAACTCGGCTCAGGTTCAGCAGCCAAATACGGCTGCTAATGGGCAGGCAAATACGGCTGCACAGGGACAGGCAGCAGCACCATTCGACCCATCGAACGGAGGATTCGGACAAAGTGCAAAGGAAGAACCTCTGCCATTCGATTAATGCAGTAGATTATGAGTGAACATCAACATGGAGGTTCGCTCGATGCGTTCGTAGAGGCGAACGGCATTACAGTTGACAATATTGAACAACCGGTTAAGGTAGAGATACCCAAGGAATGCTGGCTTGATGTCACACAGGATATCGTTGAGCCTACGTGGCTGCTGAAGTATCAAGGGGTGGGGTTCTCTCCACTCGGAGATATCCAAGTAGTCAGAGGAATGGAGGGAAACGGTAAGTCAATGCTGTTGACTATCCTGATGGCAGCCGTTCTGAGTGGTGAATGTGGTGGTCTGACGTGCGATATTCCGAATGCGAGGGTGCTATATGTTGATACCGAACAGAACATGGCAAGCACCCTCTTTGTTCAGAGGCGTGTTCATCACCTCTGCGGTTGGCGCGGAAAAGAGGCTAACGCTCGCTTCCGGGTGATGATGCTCAGAGAGGTGGAAGACCTTCAGGACAGGAACTCGTATCTCTGGCAAGCAATTGAGGACTTCAAGCCTACAGTCGTCTTTATCGATGGTGTTGCTGACTTAGTGAGCGACATCAACAAGTTTGACGAATGTATGATGATGGTCAGAAAGCTGATGGCAGAGGCATCGAGGCGGTTCATGAGTATCTGGTCGGTTCTGCATGTCAATTACGGAACTCAGAAGATGCGCGGACATTTGGGAACTGAGATTGCTCACAAAGTGAGTGATGTGTTGAGTTGCCAGAAGGACAAGACTCAGGATCCTCCGCTGTTTACTGTTGAACAGGTCAAGGCTCGTAACAAGGATATTCAGAACTTCTCATTCATCGTATCGGATGATGAGTCGAAGATTGGAATACCTACGATGGTCGGACATGTTGACCTTGATGCCGATACTCCGACGAACAGAGGCGAACGTGACTTGCTGATGCAGGAAATCTTCATGGGTGAGACCTATCTGAGTAAGAGAGCGATTGTGGATGCTATTCAGCGTAAACGATTCATCTCTGGTGCTGATCAGGATAAAGACCGCGCAAAGCTCTGGCTCGAACAGGCGATTGAGTGGAAGATTCTCGTCTTCAATTCAGACAAACGCCAATACAAGTATGTAGGCCTTAATGCAGACCCGTTCTCAGACAAAATTGAGCAAACCGAATTGTTTGACGAATAGGCCGAAAACAGGAATATCGACCAACTTTTTTTAGGTTTACGTAAAAATACGTAGGTTACGTAAATATTTATGCTCTCTATAGAGAGCTATAAATAAATATTTACTTTCTTTTTAGAAGAAAAATTTACGTAGAAAAATAGAAAAATTTACGTAAAATCTTTTTTTTTTGATTTTTAAGAAAAAAAAGAACCAAAAAAAAGAAGGAAGATAGACATGAAACCGAACGGTTCGCTCTGCTGAGAGCCTGAAATAGCAGGGGCGGTGTTCCACCGCGGTTCGCTCAAGGCTCGCTCCTTCCTCTCTGCTGAAAAACTGAAAGCAAATGCGGTTGTTCTGCTTATAGATTGTAACTGTCAAAAAGCATCGAGCAAAGTGTAAGTTAAACGTCATAAAACAAAAGACTATGGCACAGTTCAAACATTACTCTCTCGAGAAGTATCGAGGTCCGGGCTCGAAACATCGCTGCCCGAACTGCGGAGAGAAGACTTGGAAGCCTTACGTTGACGAGAGTGGAACTCCCTTCTCAGAAGACTTCAAGGATGCAGATCCAAAGATTCGGGAACTGGCAGAGACCGTTGGCAGATGCGACAACGTGCGGAAATGCGGTTGGAACTATACGCCTAAGCAGTTCTTTGAAGAGACGAGGACAGGCGTACCGAAGCATCGGGAAGGCTACAAGCCACCACCACCTCCTACAACTGCCAAGCCTCTGAACTTCGTGTATGTGAGGAAGAGCTTCAGACCTTACCACTCTACATTCGCTCAGTATCTGAGGGATGTGGCGAAGTTCCCGAAGGACAGGCTCGACAGAGTGCTTCAGGACTATTGGGTAGGAGCAACGCAGTCTCAACGTATCTGCTACTGGATGATAGACATCAACGGCAATTGTGTTGACGGCAAGTTTATGGCGTACAAGCCGGACGGCCACAGAGACCACGATCAGCATCCCACATGGGCAAGGAAGCAGCTCATCAAGCAAGAGCACAGGCAAGGGCGTTTGACTCAGAAGGAAGTAGAGGAACTGGAAGACCAGTTGGTACCAAGACCGTATTTCGGCACACATCTACTTGCTGATCCCAGATACAAGGATAAGCCTGTAGCATTGGTGGAAGGAGAAAAAAGCTGTTTAGTTTGCAGCGTGCTCGCTCCGAGGTTCCTTTGGATAGCATGTGGTGGAAGTGGAATCAACATCGTGAAGCTCATGCCTGTCATCAGTCAGAGGCGGAAGCTGTTCATTTTCCCGGATGTTGACCAGCTCGATGTCTGGGAGGCAAAAGCGAAGGAGCTGAAATATCCGAATAAAGTCTTCATGGGTGACTACACCATGAAATTTAAGAAGACAGAGAAGGATGATATCGGCGATATCAATCTGAGGCTGTGGATGGAGAATCCTTGGAATATTATCGACTCCAACGAGCCGAACTCGGCTGAGCCAACGACGGCTCAATTGAGTAAGCCAACAGTAGCTCAACCGCCTGAAGAGCCTGAATGGACGGCAGAGGATGAAGCAAAGGAACGGCTGATGGAGGTGGAAGTCGTAGAGCAGGCACTTGGATATGACAAGCCGAACGAAGCTCTGAGGCTGCTGATGTTCAAGTTGGATCTCCGATTAACAAGCGAAACGATAACCGAACCTGACTATATCGGATTCTAAACGAATAAAGTACCGGCAAGTAAGCCGAGGCCCTGGGAAGCCTGAGAGGCGAATTCCAACGCCAATTACCGTGGGGGAGGATGCTCCCGAGGTAACGACGGAGAGTGTTAGTAAGTTGAAGATGGAGGAATACCGTGAGGATCCTCTGAACTGTTGGTAGCAATGGACTTCGTAAGAAGTGGCTATGAGTGAAATGGGTTAAAAAGCGTAGGCACTCGTAGATTTCCGACCATTGTCGCATATTCGAATCTGGGAACATCTTCAGTTGTTTCAGCACCTACCACATCCTCCCCCTTTTTTGAGAACTCTTAAAACAAGATACAGATGGAAATGTTTACGATGGGCGATACCTCATATCGCATTAGCGAGATCTTCTTAATACAGAGGACTTATGAGTATGGCAAGTATTGCATTCAGACTTACATCAAAGGGCTCGCATGTCCTGTCACTTGCAAGTTCAACGACCAGAAGGAGCGAGATAACGTGTATAATGCCATACTTGATGCCATCGAAGAGAATTAAACATTCCACAACTTGAAACCACTAAAACCCCAAGCATAATGATTACAATATTTCTCAACGGTCCCTGGGACTTCGAAGAAGAAGCGACTAAGCAAGCCTACGAGGTTGCGACAGCAGCCATGAGGGTGAGATACCCGAAGGCATACGTCTTCAACCCTTGCAAGTTCCTGAGCCAATACAAGGGTGAAGACTATACAGTTAAGCGGGAGAAGGTGTTCGATGCACTCTACCTCGGTCATTTCTCCCATACCCTGTTGTTGGACGACTGGTGGCTATGGCAGTCAGCCAGACACGCGATAGCAGAACTTGCAGACGGATGGAGGATGACTGACGGAGAGCCTAAGCCGGTAATAATGCACATGACCGACGAACTTGAACAGCTGGGCAAGGAATATCTCTCGAAGCTTCAGCAGGCAGAACATCAGAGCAAGAGAAAGGAGCAGGAAGAATGACACAGTTATCGATAAGCATTCCGGATGAGCTCGTTCCGAAGCTCGACCGTATGGCGAAGAAGAGGAAGGTCTCTCGCTCAAGGCTCTGTCACATGATACTCGAAGGTTCGGCTGTAGCTGACGAGATTGACATGAAGGCCGGCATAGATCCAGACGAATTGAAGCTGGCAAGGCACTTCAACAATTTAAATCTCCTTCAGGATCTCCAGTATCTCGGAGTAAAGACCGCAGAGCTCACCACCAGGGAACTTGATGGTGTGGTTCTGTTCTATCGGGATAAGGCTGGCAGACTCCCCCATCTCGTTCATCAGTTCACTCTCAGTCGTAACGGAGACCTCGGATTCACGGCTCACGCGCTCTCGATCCTCGGATATTGCTCAAGGCACCTGTTGCCGAAGGCTCTCAGACAGAGGCTGACCGACTGGGCATTGAAGATAGGCGAAGGGAAGAGTGTTGACGTGGGACTCGCTCTCACAATGTATCTCTCAGAGCTCTACAAGCCTGTAGATATCCCCGACAGGATAGGTGCAGAGATTAATGAAGAATTCGAGGAAGCGATGCAGGAAGCGAGCAAACAAGAGGCTTTTGAGCGCAAATAAAGGCTTATGAGACGATTTAACCACTCGGAACGATATGTTAAAGCCATCAATAGTGTTAAGTGGCAGAAAACGGCTCTTTTGGTGCGAAAACGGCAAGATAATCTTTGTGCTGAATGTATGAAGCTTGGGATAGCAACCCCGATTGATAGCGTTCATCACATCGTTCCTGCTGAAGAACATGCTTCAGATGAGGTGTTCGAGAGACAGTTCTTTAACCTCGCCAACCTCGTAGGCCTATGCAGAAGCCATCACGAAGAAGCTGACCTTCTGCTACTCAAGGGAACGAGGGAAGAGCATAAGCGGAGAACACGCGCTCAAGTTGACGAATTCATTAAACGACTGACACATGAAGGTTAAGATCATAATCGATGGAGTATCTTACGATATGCCAGACGACTTGATATCAGAGAACTGGTGGAGATGCACGAACTGTTCGGCATGTTTCTTGCGGTATGTGAATTGCGCGAACCTCTGCCAGCGAGTCTTCCTTGAGAAGACAAAGAGGAATGAGTTGTAATTGTTTTATTATAATTTTTTATTCATTAACTAAAGGGGCATCAAAGGAATGTCCAGTAGATGTTCGAAGTGTTAAAGGCTGCATCGGCAACGGTGCAGCTCCACACACATCCAAAGTGAGGAGCTATGAAGATAGTTGACTACTTAGAGAAGAAGCGTGAAGCTGTAGGTCTGACAGAGACGGAGGTGAGGATCTACCTCTGCCTTGCTCCCCTTGATCCTTCGCTATGCCTTCGCTCTGGCTCCGCTTCTGGAACTATAGGATCAACGGAGGAAGAACGGACTCACAACGGACCTACAACGGATTCAGAAGTATGATGAAGAAGATAAGATATGAGGATTACCTCGATGTGGAAGACATGAACCATTGGAGGAGCAAGCATCCTGAATGGGAGGAGCTCAACGTTGAGACTCTGAGGAATGGAAGATTCCGGCTCTGGTATATGGTGTGAGGAAGAGCAGAGGAAGAAAGGAAAAATTTATATACTAAAGTATATCACAAAAAGACAATGAAAAAAGTAAGGCGAATTTTTGGTGGAATGGGAATTTCTTTGTACTTTTGCCACCGGTTAACAAACAGTGGTAATCCACTCGCTAAGACAAGCGTTAAATGTCAGACATGTTTGCAGACACGCATTATTCGTGGCTGTGGTGAAACTCTCTTATCATCGTTAATTGCTTGAAGAAATACGAGCGATTACCTATTGCGTAGATTCGTTTCACCACTCATGCGAGTGATGTCCACTGTCTGTTAACCAGCGCAATTTGGTAGTCGCTCTTTTACTACCTGTAACTTCAAACATTTAACGCAATGAAAAATTTCGTTATTACTTCTGAGAATCAAAAGCAGGTGAACGAGGCAGTCGTACATCTGATGGATGTGTTAGACAACGACATTTCCTACGAGCAAATCGTGGAAGCTTTGTTTCGTGGCTCATCTGAATTTGCCATCAGTCTGATGATGAGCAAAGAGGAATGCTTTCTCTTCGACAACATGATTGACATGCTCTGTGCCATTCGCTGTCTGATGACTGGCTTGGAGAAGTTCAAGGATTTAAAGTGTTAGGCTTATGGAGAACTGGAGACCAGCAAAGGGATATGAGGGACAGTTCCTCGTATCTGATGAAGGAAGAGTGATGAACAACAAAGGACACATCGCTAAGACACACTTTGATAGCTGTGGAAATCTTAGTGTCTGCTTACAAGGTCGCAATATCAAGGTAGCCTATTTGGTCGCTCACGCATTCGTTCCTAACCCCGAGGGAGTTCAAGGGCAGTCATACAAGGATGGAAACAAATCCAACTGCAAAGCGGATAATGTGATTTGGGTTTGTCCTTACTATGGGAATGACGGAAAGCCTTTGCCTTTGGCACTTATCAAGGATGGTAATGTCATCTATGCTAACAGCATAAGCGAGGCAGGAAGGTTGGCAGATGTAAACCAAAAGAACATACAAAGGGCCCTCAACAATGCAGATACAATGATGCTTGTAAATGGCTACGCTGTATCACATCAAACGGATATCGAAAGGATTGAGAGGTACAAGGCTCTCCAACTCAATCCTGTTCCCGACCTCCCAGATGAAGAGTGGAAGCCTATCGATGACTGCGATAAGTATTGGGTTTCAAACAGAGGAAGGTTTAAAACCTTGCGAGGGTACATCCCAAGACTTATAAGGCACACAGTACAGAAGAGAGGATACGCCTATGTATCTACTCGCATTGATGGTGTCTGTCACACTTACAGACTTCACAGGCTTGTAGCCAAAGCGTTTCTTCCTAACCCTGACAATCTGCCAGAGGTCAACCATATAGACGGAAACCCTCTCAATAACGATGTCAGTAATTTGGAGTGGTGCACAAGGGAATACAACCTCGAAGATGAAGGAAAGAGACAAGGTTGGAAAAGACGTGAAAGACAATAATTTACGAAAGAATTTTTTGTCGAAATGGGGGCGTTGATTTATATCAAAAACGTCCTCCCTCCCAAATCCACCAGAACTCCTTTCTTCACACGCGAGAAAAAAAATGAATTTGGGTGAAAATTTTATCAAAACGTCAGAAACGTATTAAATGCCTGATAATAAGTAAAATATATTGAGTATGGAGTACAAGATTGTAGGTTTTGATTCGTATGTGATTAATGACGAACTGCAAGTCGCAAAAATAACGCAAACGTCTAAAGGTCAAAAAGTTAAGGCAGTTTCTGCTGTTAGACCTCGGACGGATTGCAATTATCGTTATGTGTTCCTCTCAAGGAAGGAGGATGGAGCGACAAAACGCTACAGCTTCCCTCTCGACGAGGTGTTTGTCTCTGCTAAACTGGGACTCACCCCAGGAACTCCCGAAAGCAGAACTCAACTGAAGAAGTTTCGGCACGAACGGGAACTGATGGGGAAGGTATCAGAGGCGGTGGGTGATCACCTCAAGGAACAGGAGGTTGTGAATCTCATCCATGCAGACCTCGTCAGACAGATGAAACAATATGGCTTTATCGTCGATACCGACAATCTGCTTGTCTTCTCGGTTAGTCAAATACTGTTCAACTATCTGAGGGCTTGCTCGGAGTCTGCTAAGACCCCACTCTTTTACGAAGTGGAGACTAAGAATGGCAAGACCATACAGGAACACCCCATTGGTTCGATAATAAGAAAATACTATGATCGTGTGATAACAGGCTTGAGGGCTCTGGGATTGACCTACGAGAAGGTGGTTAAGGAATTGCCACAAGATGTGTTAGATAGTTTCGGCGGCAATATGTTCGAGGAGAAGGAACGTGAAGAGAGTCGTCATAAGATGGGAATAACATGGGTTAATTAAAAAATAAGCGTATGAAAGTAAAAGTAAAACGACATCCTGACTATCCTGATGCGGTTATGCCTATTAAGGCTCATCCATCAGATGCAGGTGCAGACCTGACAGTAGCGAAGGTGGAATATGAAAGTGGTTACGATGTCTTCACCTTCCATTCTGGTCTCTGCTTTGAGATCCCCGAGGGATATGTAGGGTTACTCTTCCCGAGAAGCAGCATCTATAAGAGTGGTCTCGAACTCACGAATTGTGTTGGCGTGATAGATGCCCACTACCGGGGAGAGGTGATGGCGAAGATGCGATACTCGCATTATCGCTCAATCAATACAGAGCCATACGATGTAGGCGAGAGATTCGTCCAGTTAGTAATTATGCCGATTCCGGAGGTAGAATATGAACTGGCTGAGGAACTCAGCGAGACCGACCGAGGAACTGGTGGATATGGAAACTCAGGAAGATGATAGAGTCAGAAGAACTTAACCGTCTCTGGAGGAATGAAGAGATAACTCCCGAGGAGATGAAGGAAGAGCTGCTTGAGCATTCATACCTCAGACAGTATGAGGTGGAGAGGTTGGCGGTCATCTGTGGGAAGAATGCCAGACAGACGATTCGCGACCTCTACCCTACTCAACTCACGAAACGCTGTTACACTTATAGTATAGACTTGGTAAGAGAATATTTGAAGATATGATAACTCTCGTTCCAATCAAAGGTGCTCCAGGATATCGCATAGACATGGAGAATGAGAAGGTTTATAGCTATCGGAATGGTAATCTGAAGGAATTAGCCACAAGGACTATGTATAAGAGCCTTGTATTGCATATCGATGGCAAGCCTGTAGGTTCTACTGTTTATCGGTTGATGTATGCCGTACAGAATGACTTTGATCTGCTGAAGATACCTGAAGGCTTATGTATAGGCAAGGATGCAAATGGGAATATCCGTGCATCTGTCAGAAGCCAGCTCGCTCAACGTGCAATAGAAGCCAGATGGAAGAATCGACCTCAATTCTCAGGTCTATGTTCAGACATCGAACTGATAAAGATGTACTACAACGGACAAAATTCCAAGCTGCTTGAAAAGTTGCACAAAATCGAAAAAAAAGTAAAGAACGATTACGTCTTCATGCACGGATTCAGTGAGGAAAAAGCAGATATTATCTCAAGTATGGCTGTTGACAGTTATTTAGACAGTTTGGCAAATGGCAATCCTTCAGTATATATTCAGCAATCTATATCGAAGTATGCTCGATTCCATAGCTTTAGGCTTCATAAGCTTAGATGCAGGGATGATGGTAGAGTAATTAGAATTGAATCGTAATGACCGAACAGGAAGAACGACATCTGATCAAGGCGAAGGAAGAGGTGACACGCCTGAATAGGAAGCTGTGGACGGTAGAGTTCAGAGCCCTTCCTATCGTTCAGACTGTTCTCAATGCCGATGCCAGGATAGGCAAGTATATTGAGCGCGTTGTCAACAATCCTGATGATCATTGTATCAGAGAGCAACAGAAGGTGCTGAGGTTCTTCAAGAACTGCATTCAGAAGGAGATGAAAATAGGTTTCGATCCTGAAAGGGTGAAAACCAATTTCGTCTTCATCGAGAGTCTGAAGTTCAAGCAGCAAGGAGGCTATGAAGGAATCACCCTCTCAGAATTTCAGGCCTTTGACCTTGCAAATGTCTATGGATGGGTGACAGAGGCAGAGGATGGCGCGGTTGTAAGGCTCTACACTCGACAGGTGGATATGATTCCGCGTAAGGTGGGCAAGTCAACTATTGCTGCTGCTATGGCTGTAACGGAGGCTGTTCTTGATGGTCCTTACGATGCAGAAGTATATGTTGCATCTAACACATACAAACAGGCTCAGATCTCATTCGGAATGATTAAGAGTGCCTTAAAATCATTGAAGGATGTCAGCAAGCGCAGAATTCAGATGAAGATCAACCGTGAGAAGGCTTGGGTGGATGTATTTGAGAATGTCAAAGGCAAATGGATTCAGACACATGAATCAACCCTTGAGTGTGTCACAAATCCTGAAGCTTTGGACGGTCCGAACCCTTCGATGTTCATCATCGATGAGCTTGCAGCAGCCAAATCAACAGCCGGTAAGGGAGGTTACGATATGAGAAACGTTTTGAGATCCGGACAGGTTCTTAGGCGTTCGCCTCTGGAAGTTGACATCACCACAGCCGGTAATGTGATAGACGGACCATTCCATACGGAGGTGAAGGAGAATTTCCGTCCGATTCTTGATGGCAGCAAGGAGAATCCTCGCTTGTTCCTCTCCCTCTTCGAGCCGGATGTAGGAGATGAAGAAGGAGATCCACACACTTGGAGCAAGATAAATCCTCACTTTGACATGCTCGCTGTTGTTCGTGACTTCTACAAGTCGCAATGGTCAGATGCTCAGGGCAGCTCAGAGCAACTTCATGAATTCCGAGTTAAGCAGCTCAACATCTTCACCATCGATGACTCGAAACGCTGGATCTCAGCCGATGCGGTCAAAGATCATCTTCTGCCATTCACCATCGAGAAGGAAGACTTCGAAGGTAAGCGGCCACAATGCGCTTTGTCATTCGACCTCTCAGTAATCGACGACTTTTCTTGTGTAGGATATACGTTCTTCAACCAACCAACGAAACAGTTCCTTGTGTATCTTGACTATTACTTGCCGGAAGATACGTTGAAGGGACATACCAACGAGGAATTATATCGTGGGTGGGTTGAAGGCGGATATCTGAAGCTGACCAAAGGAAGTGCCATCGATTATAGACAGATAGCCAACGACATCCTTCAGAGGGCTGCTTGGTTGGATATCAGAAGATGCGGTTATGATGCCAACAAGTCAGCTGAGCTCAGGAACACCCTCGACAACTCGAAGGAGCTGCATGGAAGACTGGAACCATTCCGTCAGAGTAATGGCGGTTACAACATACCGATGGAGATCTTCGAGAGGATGTTCTACTCAAAGACCGACGTGCAGCTTCCAGACGGAATGCCTAAGTATCAGGTATTGTTTAATGATAACCCGATAACCCCATACTGCTTTGGCAATGCCGTTATCGATGAGGACAGCAAGGGAAACAGAAGACCTGTGAAGGTTACCCGCCATCTGAAGATTGATGGAACGGTGGTTACGTTGATGGGGATTGGAATGTGGTACCAGAACAAGTGATGCTCACTTGTTAATTGATAATTAATAATTGATAATTGATAATTGAAATGGTATGGCAGATTTATTATTTCATCTATATGAAAATTATGTAGATAATATTTACATGATGTCTACTAGGGACATCCTTGTTTCAACCCCAAAAGATTATGGTCAGTATATCCAAAATCATAAACGAAACAAAAAGCGCAAAAAATGAGTTACTATTGCAAGGGTGAAGATTGCAAGCGGCAGAAGAAATGCGCACGCAATCAGGCATGGCTTGAATTCTCTCACAAGGATGTTGAGCAAGGATTCGCAACCGGTGTTTGGTTTGTCGATACTACAGATTGTATCGCCAACGATTACTATTTAGGAGTTTTTTGATAAATAGATCTACTCTTGCAGCTCCCATTTTGAATAAGAGCAGCATAAGAGCAGCATAAGAGCAACATAGGAGGATTATTTATGAAGATGTCAGCAAAGGAATATAACAGTCTGCATTCTGTCAGGAACGTTCGAGGACATATCAGAAGGGTGGCACGTTTGACTAGTAAAATATGGGTTTTAACTGACTGTAAATCGAAGAAGAAGGAACGTGTCAAGGTGACAATGAAATTACAGGATGGCAACGGTGGAAACATCCTCAAGGTTCGTCGATATAAAGGTAAGATTTTGAATTATGGCAAGAAAGAAATTATCTGAAATGACTCCATACGAGCGCGTCGATAGCCGTATGAAGGGAATGTCGTGGGAAGAAGCGGAAGATGTAGGAGTTGAGATTCTGGCAAGGTGCATAGCTCTTCATCTTTTCGCTCGTGAAGATATCGATGAGTATTTGCCTAAGGTCTTCCATCGCATTCGTGTTCGAGCCTGTGAATGGGCGACACATGAAGGAAATTTTCCTCTTGCGATGGCGAAGTCGGCCGTTAGGCATCAGAAGGAGATGGAAGAAATTGAAAAAGCAAAGAATGATACAAATAAATGAAGTGGTCAGTTCCGTGAGTGAATCTCAGAAGCTGCTTGCTCAGTATTTCTGCGAAAAGCAGGGATTGCTATCAAATAAGCAAGAATCTGAGATCCTCAGTATCTTAAATGAATTCACCAATCTGAAATCTCGAATTAAAGTTGTCGAGGATCAATGGCAGTTAAGGAACCCTTTGATTTCTGCATTCAAATAGTTCATTTTCATAACGTAAATATCAGAAATAATATTTTAGCAGCTGGAAATAAATATTGGTTTTTATATTTCCATAACCGAACAATGGCTTGTGAAAGTCATCGGTAAGTATAATAAATTAAATAATTGAAATAAACTTTGAATTGCATCGCTCGCGAGAGTGGTGCAATTTTTTTTTGATTTTTTTTATTAACTACGTTAATAGGATGCTGTTTTAATTATTTAGATCCTTTGAACCTATGGCATTTTAAGGTAAAAAACATGTGTTTTGTCCGAATAAGTAGAAACAACCTAAATTTTTAACAATGTTCGACAGCATACTTTTCTCTTCTGCATTCCGTGATGGATTCTCTTCTCTGCTTGGTAATGGTACAGCTAACGCTCAGCCGACAGAGGAAGGAACTGCATCCAACGAACAGCAGCATATCGAAGGTGGACGTGTGGCTCGTTCGGCTGTATTCGTCAACAGCCCGAAGCTCGCCATGAAGGTGTCCGCATGGTTCGCTGGTGTCAGGATCCTGAGCGAGAACGCTGCAAGCTGCTTGCTGAAGTACCAGCGATGGAACGCAGCAGAGAAGAGATTCGTAGATACTGAGGATGCCTACGACAAAAGGTTGTACTACATGCTGACCGTAAGGCCTAACAAGCGAATGACGAGGTTTGAGTTCTACAAGAACCTGTACGCAAGGAGGATAAACGAGGGAAACGTGTTCGTGTTTGTCTCAATGGACACCCTCGGAAAGCCTTGGGAACAGTTTCTTGTGACTAAGGGCTCAGTCAACTACGATGTTCAGAGCGACATCTATTCCGTCAACGATACTGTTCAAGGCATCGTGGGAACCTACAACAGCAACGGCTGTATATCAGGAAGGAATGGTTGGTTGCTACATTTCAAGGACTTCTGTCTGGACGGAGGCTTCTGGGGCGTTCCCCGAATACAATATGCAGCTGTGCAGTTAGGCATAGCGAGCACGGGAGCCACAGAGACACTCGACTCATTCGCCAGACATGGAACTGGTAAGTATATCTATCACGACAGACAGGATGCTCAGAACTTCACGGCAATGACCGACACTCAGATGGCAGACAACGTGAAGGACATTCAAGACCAGTTGAATTCAGGAGTTGATATCGTCATCAGCCGAGGACAGGGACAGTTAGATCCAATGGCGATGGATAGCTCACAGTTGCAATGGCTGAGTAAGGAAGAGTTCAATGTCCGTGAGATCGCCAGGTTCTTAGGAGTTCCTCTTATGAAGCTCTTCGAGAAGGGAGACCAGACATACAAGAGTGCCGATGCAGCCAACACAGCCCTCTACAATGAAGGCCTCCGACCAATGCTTGAAGCCGTAGCTGGAGAATATCAGGCGAAGCTCATCCCTTGGACCTTAGCAAGCAGCTACAGATACTGGTACGATACCACCCCACTCTACACCTCAGACAAGATGACCGAGGCTGACTACCTTCTGAAGAGAATACAGTCAGGCACAATGACGGTCAACGAAGCGAGGGAAACGATGAACCTCTCACCGGTAGAAGGTGGTGATGCGGTCTTCCTGAGTACCAACCTTGCAGGAATCAATTCAGACAAACTGGTAGGTGAAAGTAAACCTTCAGTTACACAAGAATAAAATTTTTTAAGCTTAAAAGAAAATGAAAAAGAAAGAATTTTCAAATGGCAGTCTTTGCAACCTCCACCTCAGAGCAGCAGGTGAAGGAGAAGAGAAGTCTCGTGTAATTGAGGGAACTGCCATCGTGTTTGGCAAGCGTTCAATCAATATGATGCCCGGGCATCCTGATCGTGAGCTCTACGAGGTTATCGAGCCATCAGCCGTTACCGATGAACTGTTGCGCAATTCAGACATCGTGCTCACCTATGAGCATAATCAGGAAGCCATCCTCGGAGCATGGGTTCGAGGCAAAGGCACTCTCCAACTCAAGCGCACAAATGAAGGTCTTGATATGGCCTGCGAACTCGGACAGTCAACAACTGCTAACGATGCCCTTGACAGAATAGATCGAGGCGATGTTAGGTCTATGTCATTCGGAATGCGGGTGGATTTCAATGCAGAAGGCAATGTCACCTACGAGAAGCTCAACGAGCGTTCAGCTGATAACAAGGAAGTCTGGATTCGCCACATCAACAAGATTGATGGCCTGTTCGATGTCACCATCTGTCACCGTCCTGCCTATCCAGATACAGAGGTTGAGGTTCGTTCAGCCAACGACAGCATCGAGGAGATCGTGAAGAAGGAACTCGATAAGAAGCAGGAGGAAGAATTCGAGGCTGAGCAGATGCAGCTCCGTCATCAGCTCTTCATGATGCAGCAATTTCAATATTAAAATAACTATAAAATTTTTAGACTATGAACAAGAAATTCAAGCAGCTGACCGAGCGTAACATGCAGGTCCGTTCAGAGATGAATGCCATAGCTGATAAGGCTAAGGCTGAGAACAGAACTCTCACAGCTGAAGAGAGCAAGAAGTATGAGGAACTCCGTTCTGAGTGGAACTCCAACACAATGGAGATCCAGGACATCGTTTCTACTGAAAAGTATCGTAGCGCACACGGTTCTGAGAAGTCAACACTTCTCCAGCTTCTCCGTAACGCTCGCAACGTCGAAGGCCACACAGTATCTATCCCTGCATGTTCAGGCGAGTTGCGTTCAGCAATCTCAGCCGGTAGCAACGGTTCTGATGTCATCGAGACTGAGTTTGTAGGTCTCCTTGAGCCTATCTACGCTAAGTCTGTTCTCGCTCAGCTGGGCGTTCGCTTCTATCCTGGACTTCCACAGGGAAATATCCATGTTCCAATTATGGGCAAGGGTACTGTAGGTTGGGCAACCGAAATGGGCAATGCAGGTGATGGTGCTCAGTCAACTTCAAGTGTAGAGCTCACACCTCATCGTCTTACCGCTTACGTTGACATCTCGAAGCAGCTTCTCAATCAGGACACTATCGGCGTTGAAGAGGCTATTCGTCGAGACATCGTTAAGGCAGTTGCAGACAAGCTCGAAGCAACCATTTTCGGTGCAGAGGCTGGTTCAAGCAGCAAGCCAAAAGGAATGTTCTGGGACGCAAGCGCAACTCCGGCTGCCGTTCGCACACTTGAGGATGGTACAGACTTCGCTAAGGTCTGCAATATCGAGGCAGGTGTTGAGGAAGCAAACTATACTAACGTGAAGTATCTGCTTTCTACACGTTCAAAGGCTGACTTCCGCGCAATGGCTAAGTCAACAAAGAACACACAGCTCGTTTATGAGGGTGGCACTATCGACGGAACTCCAGCAATCGTTACCTCTAATGTCGGCATCGCAGGTGCTTATATCTATGGTGACTTCAGCAACCTCCTCGTAGGTTCTTGGGGCAACATCGATATCACCGTTGATGAGTACACACAGGCAACTAAGGGTTGCGTTCGTCTCGTTGTTAATGCTTACTTCGATGCTAAGGTAGCTCGTGAGAACGCATTCGCATACGCTCGTACTCGCGTTATCTCATAATTGAGATCTTTTATATCCTCCAGAGGGGAGGTCGTTCTATAACATGTCACCTCCCCTCTCAACCAATTTGACAATCCCATTAAATTTATTAATCTCTCATGGTAACTGTAACACTTCAAGAACTAATGGCTCAGACGAATGCCCTCCCAGAAGATGCAACACTTCTGGAACTCTATGCCGATGCAGCAGAGGAGCAGATAGAGGTTGACACCAATCGGCCTCTCGCAGAGCTCATTCCTAAAGGTGAAAGCAGTTACCCTAAGAAGATAAAGCTCGCAGTTCTTCTGCTTGTGGGACATTGGTACAGGAATAGAGAAGCATTCTCAACGGTTGAGATGAAGGAAGTACCTAAGACGTACAACACCCTCGTAGCCTCATTTCGAGACTTCGCAAAACCATATCGCACATGAATTGGAAGTCACCACAGACAGTTACGGCAGTAGGTTCGCTGATATGCGGATTCGTGCTGGTGTTTCTCGATTTCTTTCTAACCGAGACACACTTAATCCATGACTCAACTCTGTATGTATTGGGACAGAGCTTCCTCTATGCAGGCAGTATATTCGGTGTTAAGGGATATATTGATAATAAGTTGATAAATTACAGAAATAACTATCGCAAAAATGGCAATAGCAGCAGGAACACTCACGGAGAGGATCACCCTTCAGAAGACGGCTATAACGCGCAATAGTATAGGCGAAGAGATTGCAGGATGGACGGATATCATCACCGGACTTCCAGCAGCTGTCAGATGGCTGAAGGGGACAAGAGCTTTGACATTCGGCGATGTATGGAATCCTGCAAGCATCAGCATCACATGCAGATATTCCGAGACCTTCGAAGAGGCTGAGAGAATCCTATGGCATGGTAAGGTGTTCACTGTTCTTTCTGCTTTTGGCGACAGAGTGAATATGTCGATGACCATTACGGCAGAGCTATATAACGAGGGCAAGAATCCTGAAGATGAGCCAGAACCGACACCAACACCGACACCCGAACCTGAAGAACCTGTAGAACCAACATCAGAGGAGGATAGCGATGGAACAACCGATAACTACACAGGGGATGGAGGAGATTCTGAAGGCGATTGAGCAAGCAGACCCTAACGAGCATACAGCCGAAATCAATCAAGTGATATTCGACGGATTAGGGAAGATTCGCAGTTCAGTAGCCTCTGGAATCGAGCAAGTAATCCCATACCGGCAAGGAAAGGACTATCATCAGCATGGTGTTCTGAGAGGTCGCCAGTATGGACCTCTGAAGAATGATGTCAAACGTGCAGTCAGTAATGATGCAAGTGGTGGTTCAGTAAGCATCTATTCACCCAGTAGCGGTGACAACAGATGGTGTGTACTTCAATGGCTTAACGTGGGAACCCTGCAAAGAACCACAGGAGGCCGTACAAGAATCGGCAAGAACGGCCAAACAAAGTTCGTCAGCAATGGCGGTCAGCAAGGCAATCGAGGCAGTATTGAAGCTTTGAATTTCTTTTTGCCATTCGCGCAGAGAGGTGTAGGTGCAGCCGAGACCTATATAATGAATGAAACCATAAAGATTCTCACTAAACAATGACAAAGGAAGAAGCCATATACACAATTCTGTCGCAAAGCGAGCTGAATACTCAGGTGGGTGGAAGGATTTACCCATTAGTCGCACCCTACCAGACTGACAAATACCCATTCTGTGTGTATAGTCAGATGAGTAGAAGGGCTCAAGGCACGAAGGATGGTGATGAATGCAGTCTTATACTTGCTGTATCGATAGCAAGCAAGACCTATAAAGAGGCTCACGACCTTGCATTGTTGACACAAAAGATATTCTACGATAATGCTACAACCGCAATAGAAGAAACAGTTGGGTTTAGCAACTTCAAATTTGAATCTGAAACTGAGATGTACGACCTACAAACAAACACCTTTATGGTGAAGGTTGAAGTCTCTTATGAATATAATGCAATTAAATTATGGCAAACGGCAGCATCAGAATTGACGTAGATACCTCGGGAGCATCGAAGAACGTTCAAGATCTTGTCAACAAGATGAATACCCTCCCGAAACCTTTAGCGGAGGTTTCGGCTCAGCTCAACGACCTGATATCTGATGCTAAGGCTACAGGCAAATCTTTTACCTCTGCTTCAAAGGATAGTCAGGCATTAGCCGGAGCATTGGGTAAGGTAGCCACAGGCGCGAAGTCACCCCGTCAGGAACTTGCACAACTCAAGAATGCACTTGAAGAGAGTTCGGTTGCATACAGCCGTCTGTCAGATCAGGAGAAAGCAAGCGATTTCGGTAAGGCTCTGAAGAGGTCCATCGATGAGATTGCAGGTAAGGCGAAGGAACTCAAAGGCACTCTTGCAGAAGCAAATAAGAGTCTGTCAGAAAACAAGACTCAGGCAAAGGAGAGCGGTGGAGCCTTAGACTTCTTGGAGAAGAAGCTCGGAATGTCTATCACCTCATTCACCAAGTTTGCAAGCGTGGGTGGTGCAGTAGCCGGAGCTATGAAGGTTGCAAAGGATGCGTTCCTTCAGAATGAGTCAGGTATTGATGAATGGGGGCGAACCGTTGAGAGTGCCAAGGCAGCCTACAATGTCTTCCTTGACACTATCAACGGCGGAAACTGGAGCAACTTCTTCAATAATCTCGAAACAGCCATACAAGGAGCCCGTGATTTGTACGATGCGCTTGACGACCTCGGAAGTGCTAAGGCAGATAATAAAGCTGCCATCGCAATGGTACAGTCTGAGATTGCAAGGCTCAGAGTTCTGAAGCAGCAAGGCAAAGATGTTGACGCTCAACTCATGGCAGCCGAGACAAAGCTGAAAGGTTTGTTGATGCAACAGATTAATGCTGGCAAAGCTGCAGGTCGCGACCAAATCAAAGAGGCTATCCGAAATAGGTACATCACCCAGCAAGGCGGTGAGAACGGACTATCAGAGCATACCCTTGAAATGATAACCACAGCCATACTCAAGCGTGGTAAGAACTATTTCGATGAACAGCGAAGAGTGCGTGACAGGCTGTATGAGAAGGGACAGATAAACGTAGGCACTCCGACAATGTTTTCGAATGGTCAGGTATTCAACGCTGGAACTGTAAAGAAGTTCAGCATGAACGCCTTGAGCCGTCAGGAACAAGTTAACTATCGTATTGCAATGGCGGTTGTCGAAGGTGAGACCAAAGAGATTGCAGCAGGTGTTGATACATTCGCACAGTCAGTCAACGAAATGACTCAGCTCTCAAGGGAAGAGTTCAAAGTCAATCGCTATATCAACCAGAAGACAGGTGGCGGTGGTGGTGACAACACCAAGACAGAGCCAGTATTTGATGCAACTGCCAACACTCTGAAGGGGATGCGTGATAATGTCACCGTTCTGACAAAACAGCTCGACACTATGAAGGTTGGCACAGAAGCCTATAACAAGGTGCTCAAGGATAAGACAAACTGGGAAACCAAGTTGAAGGCTCAACAGCAATACAACGCCGATTTATCGACATTCTTTAGTGGAGCAAGAGCCAGGCCGGCAAAGATAGACAAAGGACCGAAAATCGACCTGTTCCATCAGATGAGTCCGGATGAGGAAAAAAAGTATTCCCAAGTTAAGCTCCCAAAGGAACTCACCAAGGCTCCCAAGAAGGAGAAGAAGGACAAGGGCGATGGAGAAGTGAAGATGATTGGCGAGATCTCCGACAACATCAGCGGTATGCTCAGCAGTCTTGAGGCAATAGGATTCGAAGTACCAGCAGAGATCAGACAGGTAGTTGATGGAATCAACACAGTATGTACTGTCGTTCAGACGATTCAGACTATAGTCATGATCATACAAGCCCTCGAAGCCCTTACTGCTGCAAAGCCATTGGCAAGTGGTGGTATCGTGCACGCTGCATCTGGTACGGTGATGGGTAAGAACTATATCGATCGTGTTCCTGCTACACTCTCTTCAGGTGAGATGGTGATGAATGAAGCTGACCAGTCGAGTCTCTGGCAAGCTATCAAGTCGGGCAATTTCGGAGGCGGTAACGCTCAGCCATACGTCAAGGCAGAAGACATCTGGCTCGGAATGAACAATATGTTCAAGCGCAAGGGCATGGGAAAAGTAGCATTCGTGAAATCATAATCAATAAAATATATTAACACTATGGCAAAAAAGACAGCAATGCGAGGTGGCGAACTGATGGTGTTCGTGGAAGGTACTTGCTACCCTCTCGCTACTCAATGTACTTTGACCGGCAATCTATCCATGCTTGATCCTCAGACCAAGGATGACTCAATTCATCAGGTTCCTGATGACGAGAGTAAGAAGTGGACGGTTCAGGGTGACAACCAGTCAGATGATGTGCTTGAGACATTCCGCATTCTTCTGGCTCTCGCCAAGGCTCACGAGCCTGTAGATATCGAGATAGGCAGACCAGCCAACGCCACCACAGAGGGAGTTCCAAATGGCGGTTGGACAGTACCGGTTAATAAGCTTTCAGGTTCTGCTTATGTTCAGTCGATTACATTCAACGCGCCTGTAGTGGGAAAAGCAACGCTCAACTTCCAACTCTCAGGCTGTTCAGATCTATCATAGGAGGAATTGAATTATGGCAGCAATAAAAGGTAAAAAAGTAATGCTCTTCCTCACAGGAAGCGCAATAGGCGATGGAGTAGTACCATTGTCAACAGGTTTGTCATTTAGCTATAACGTCTCAATGATAGATCCAGAGACAAAGGACGATGGAGAGTTCCAGGTTCCTGATCCGGACGGCGATACTTGGGAAGTAACCAACAACGCTCAGGGCGATGTGGCTCTTGACACAGCCAAGGCACTTGTAACCGACTACAACGCTATTACAAGAGTGAAGCTCACAATTGCAGAAGTAGGCAACTATGACAAGGAAGGTCTTGACCATGTATCAGGTGGTGCATGGATTTTCAATTCCGCTAAGGCCCACGTCGAGGGGTACGGTATCATCAGCAACCTCACAATAACAGGTGCTGTTGGCAGTCGTGCAACCGTAGATGCTACTTGGACCGGCAATAGCGATGTAACTATATCTGATCCGACATAAGCGTTAATGAGTTTTTTCATTTTTAGGGAAAAAGTGCAAAATAAATGTTTCCGTCTCATCCGTATTCGTGAGGATGCGGATGAGCAATAAAAAAGAAGAAATATGAAGATCAAGATTAAAGAGAAGGAATACGACATCCTGTTCACCTCGAGGATAGGTGCATACTATACTTACGAGGTAGAGTTCGGCACATCATTCGAAGACGATCTCCAGGTGATGTCATTCCGTAATGCCGTTGTAAGACTTGTCTGGGCTCTGATCAAGACCGACAACGAACTTGTCGATTGCACGTTCAGAGACCTGCTATCAGATGTAGATGATTCCCAATGGGAGGGAATCTTAACATATATCGCCAACCGCTTGAAGGCTACCACGCCGTCGGTACAGCCTGATGACAGCGATGAAAAAAACGTCTGAGCTTCCGTGAGCTCTATCAGAGACTGGTAGGTGAGGGTGGAATGTCACCTGAATACTTCCTACACCGTCTCACCCTCGCGGAAGCAATTGATTATATCAAAGGGCAGGACCGCCGACACAGGCAGTCATGGTGTCAGACACGACTCCTTGCCGGAATGGTTCATAAGCTGCTGACCGGTGAAGACTTCGAGTTGAAATTTGCATGGGAGGAAGAACCAGTGAAGACAGCAGAAGAAATGACCGAGGAAGAGAAGCAATGGGCAGAGATTAAGCGCAAGGCTGAAGAGTATAACAATCGTAAAAAGAGCAAGAATGGATGAAGTAATTGTTTGGTGGGGCGTAGATTTTGGACGTGGGATCCATTGGCAGATTCCGTTCAAGGCACTTGATGGCACAAGCTATCAGGTAAACATCTACGAGGAAGGCTACGACGGCAATGTGGTAGTCCTCAAGGGTGGTGCTCAGCCATTCGTTACCGAAGAGAGTGATGATACAGATGCCTTCCTGCCAATCCGTTCAAGTAGCGGATATATCAGCGTGATATGCGAGAATGCAGAACTCGTTAATCAGATCCTCCCTGTCAATGTTCATGACCGATATGTAGAGCTCTACAATGTAACCGCACAGAAGACAGTTTGGAACGGTTACATACTCCCATCTGAATTCTCAGGCGAATGGAATGTGACACCATACGAATTGCAGTTACCGGTAGCAAGTCCGATTGCTGCATGTCAGGATCTCAAGTATGAGGGATTTCTGAAGGTTGTATCAATCGGTGATGTTTTGGAGAAGATACTCTACGATCAGATGAAGGTTGCACCATCCTTTATCATGTCGGGCAAATTCTCAGCTCAGACTGCAAGCTTCCTCACAGCAGTATTCTCCGATATTCAGTTTGCAGAAGTCAATAACTCCCAAAATCCTCCGGCCTACGGTAGTGGTCAGGATGTAAAGTTTGGCGACGAATATACCACTATTGGCGATGTTCTTGATGCAATATGCAGACTGTATGGCTATGTGATTCACGAGACACCAGACGCTCTTTGGTTCTGTAGTTCGGATATGTCAACTGATTATTATCAGACCGAAATAGACTACAATCCTAACGATGACTATCTCCAGAGCGAGACCACAATAGTATTGTCTGATGTCGATATGCCGGAAATTGCAACATCTTATAATCAACGTTCACTTTTGCCGGGCAAATCTAAAATCAGAGTGTATTGCGAAGCTCAGGATATAGACGAATTATGGAATGGAAATTTCGATGAGCTAGAGCAGAATGATTCAAGCTACTATCAGAGCTGGAATACATTATACGGTAGCGACGAAGGTTTCCAGATGATGATAAGGAATAATTCCCTCGGCAAGCAATGCTTCCAATACAAATATTCCGACTACGAACAGGGACAAACATTAGTACCGGTCCAGGATTTCTCAATTTTCAAATCAAATCGGGATAATGATTCCTGTACATATTTCGGTGCTAACTTCCTGAGTTATTGCCGATGGAAGAAACCTGATTATATCTGGCCTGACGAATTTGAAAAATACAAGAACGGTTTGATGATATGTTTGCCTCCGCAAGATTTCCCACCTTACGCTGTATTGATTGCTCACATCTCTACTTTCCATTCTTATTCTGCTTTGAATTTTCTCAGGAACGGCTTGATGTTGGATTTCAAGGCTCAGGGCTCAAATGGGTGGGGAGCTTTGAATTTTAAAGATAAATACGATAAAAGAACTCTGTATTTCTCGATAAAATGGGGTGACAAGTATTATATTGCCGGCAACCCGTCAAGTGGCAGTAACCCCTCGAACGGACATTGGAGAACACCATCGCAAGATACTGCGAATAAATTCGATGTCATGGTAAGCAGCTACGATTCTGATAACAGTGAGGGGGTCAGTCAGGCATTCAAGATCAATCCTTCTCCTTTCGACCTCGATGATTTTTTTGTTCGAGCTGTCTGGGATATCCGCAAGGCTCGACAAATTCAACTGCACGAAGAAGAAGTTCGAGATATTAATGGTATAATAAGTATAGATATATATTCTATTAAAAATTACTCGGACAGCGAATATGTGCTTCTGACAGATATGTCGTTAAAGCATGTTCCATTCTCTTATGCTTCTCTTGGGGATCCTACTGACCATTATCTCTCCGATTTCCGCCGTCAGCTCTCAAATTCTAAGGCAGAGGAATATGAGTATGAGATGGTTCTCAATAACATGATGGCTGATTACTCACCATCGGGCGTGATTCCTCCTTCAACAGTTCAAGATACACCTGCTGATTATTTCGAGCAGACAATATTGGATCGCCTCTCAAATTGGTACGACAGAACCATTGAGCAGCTTACGGTGACAGTTGAGTATAGCAATCTCTCTCCAGGACAGAGGATAGAAGACGACAACTCTCTATATATAGTCGTTTCTCGTGCAGACAACTGGCGAGATTCTAATGTAACATTAACATTGCAGAAAATGTATGAGCCACAAGCAACGAATTAAAGGAAGGGAGGTAATGATATTCATGGGAAGCAGCCACGCCACTACTCAGGCAATAGGTGGCAGCGTCTCATGCGAAATCGAGATATCCTCCAGCTCAATAGAAGTATCGAGTCCTGATTCTTCTCAATGGCTCGACTACATAGCCGGAAGGAAGGGATGGAGGATGACACTCGGTAAGCTTCTGATCCTGCCAGATTTCTATGACGGTCAGATGGTAGGCACGAAGGTGACAGTACAGTTCGCTTATTCCTACAATCCCAAGGAAGGAATGGAGCCAAGCGAGCGATTTGCAGCCCATTACTACGAGGGTCAAGCACTTATCACACGATGGGGAATGTCGGCAAAGAACGGCGATTATGCTTCAGGCTCCTTCGAATTCCAAGGTTGCGGACCACTTACAGAGATAGATCTCCCGAACTTCACTCTCGATGAAGACGAGCTGAATGATCGGGATGTTGAACTTGAATAATTCACACGATTAAATTTTTAGACTATGGCAATTTCCAAGCAATTTATAGCACATACAGAGCTGAAGGCCGAGGATCTCAACGAGCTCATCAGCCAGACAAACGACTTCATTGTGCAGGAAGGAAATAAGAAGCCTGACATAATCGACATAATCAACTATCTGAGCGAGGGAGCTATATTGCCAGACAGCTCATATTATGTTCATGCAGGCAGACCAGTACTCTCGACATCCGGCGAGTACTACGATACGCGATGGATAGGGTTCTGCATGTCTCACTTCAATAGCTTGAACCATTCCATTGCACTCTACACAAGGAACGAAAATGACAGATATGTATTCTATTCGCAATTCAGAGCTGATGAAGCGAATACCTCGCTTGAACAACACGTTGCCCTCGTTTTCGGTGGATTGCCTGCTACCCCAACGACACCAGGCTTGATGTCGGCTGCGGATAAGAATATGTTTGATGATATGGTTACGGAGGTATTCCCGTTGACAGTAGCAGTTGCTTCAAGTAATGCTGGTACCTACGAGGTAGGGGACGCGCAACATTCGGTTACACCTCAGATAGTATTGTCGATTACTCGTAAGGGTGCAGATGTTTCTTCTTCTGCTCAAACAACGTCTTCGCAAGGTGAAGTTCAGCCCGACCACAAGACTATTATAGGTTCTGCGCTTACAAGTGGAACAACCACATTTCAGATTTCCGTTTCGCAAGGAGGTCAGACAGTCAATGCACCTAATCAGGTCTTCGATTTCATGAACTATATGTATTATGGCGAAGTATCAACCAAGCCAGCAAGTGCAACCGCAGTAGCTACATTATGTCAGAATGGCACGTTGAGCAAGCAACTCAGCAGAGCCACTACGAAGACAAGCACCAACCTCGCTGCTAACAAGTATTATGTGTTTGCTGTCAAAGGTAGTGTCAATCTCGTTTGCAGACACGCAGGAACAGATGCAGTCGTAACAGGTTGTACTACTGAAACTGCAACCATTCAGAGAGTTAATCAAAGCGGAAGCGACTCTTACTCTTATATCATTGTTGAGAAGTCTGCATCCGCATGGAGTTTCAAAATCACTAATTCATAATATCTATGGCAAAGTTAAAATTACCTTTTGAATTAGAGAAGCCAAGTAGTAACGAATATGTTACTCAGTCAAGTCAGATTGGACATAATGGTGAGCCGCTGGAACAATCTCTCGTTGCTTTGAAGAGTAACGAAGTGGTAATTGATTTATCTAATGGCAGACTTACCTACAAGAATCAAACTTTCCTTATCATAGGAATTGATGAATCTACAACGAATGTGGCTGTTATGGGCGAGGCTGTTATGGGCGAGGCTACTATGGGAGCAAAATAAGAAGTTTAACAATAAAAACAAAATATTATGGCAGACATTCAGCATCTTAATATGACAATGGTGGACGGTGAGACCGTCCTCAATCGTGATTTCTTCTTGGCTATACAAACGAAGATAAACGATATAATTGACGTTGTAAATAACGGAAGCGGAGGTGGAGGTGGTGAGCCTTCATATATAAATTTCGCGGACTCAAAAGTATTGCAAATCATTCTAAGTAATACCGATTGGAGTTCTGATGGCATTGGCTTGACACTCGAAGAGGCAGCTGGAGTTACTGCTCTGGGTAATATATTCTCTGCAACGAACATAGAAACCTTCAACGAGTTGCGCTTCTTCACAGGCATAACCGAGCTGAGTAATCAGGAGTTCATTAATTGTACTTCCTTACGAGAGATAACTTTGCCACCAAATGCAGTCACAATTAAAGCAGGTTCTTCTTCATCTTATCAGGGTGGAACAGGAGGTTGTTTCAGAGGCTGTACGGCTTTGACAACAGTCAATATGCCTAATATTCAAAGTATTGGAGGTTTCGCTTTTGATGGATGTACCTCACTATCTTATATCACTTTTGGCACAAGTCTTGGATATGTGGGTGGGCGAGCATTTAGGAATGTGGCAAACGTGCCTGATTTGCCTGAAGGTCTCACACGTTTGGATATATACGCCTGCTATGGTATTGGCAACTCTGCCATATCCTTGCCAAGCACAATCGAAACTATCAATAATAACGTATTCGGAGCTTGTTCACATTTGACTGCAATAACGGTTAAAGCCACAACACCACCTACGCTTGGGAATACTGTATTTGCGAGCGCTCTTGAACATATATATGTTCCGTCCGCATCCGTTGCTGCTTATAAAGCAGCTTCTGGTTGGTCTTCTTACGAAAGTCTGATTTCTGCAATTTCTTAAAAATGATTAAATTATGAACAGACCATATATTAAGGGAGGTACACTATACCTTCCGAGAATCGACAGCCCTACTTTAGACGATTATCAAAAAACACTTGAAAGCAGGACTACGCTAAAGACGATAAACAATATGTCACTTTTAGGAAGTGGTAATATTGTAATTAAAAGCGGCGGCGGTGCTTCATCTCCCGCAGTAGAGTCTATTGTCGGCAGTAATGGTCTTGTTAAGCACGTAGAGCATCTTAATGATGGTGAGAGCATCCAAATGGATGAATATCCTCAATCTAATAGACGTGGTGACGTTTTATCATTCCGTGCCGATATACCTAATGATAACAATTTCGTAGGGCTGAAAATTGCTCACGGAACGGGTTCTTACGGTATGTGGTTTGAGATTGATGGTACAAACCTCTATGTATGTACGAGTAGCGCAAGAACACCACACGCTCACGGACTGACGATTTCTGAATTTATCGAGGTGCATATCAACTTCAAGAATGATGCCAATCTCTTTGTTGTAATCAATACTCTTAATAGTTACTTCGAGTACACAGAAAGCTATGCGCTTAAAGTAATAAGCGGATTGATAGAGGTTGACAGTCTTGACTCAACGCTGACTAATTGCACATTCTCAGCCACAAATCCAAACTTCAAAAAGCAAGTATGGATATTCGGTGCATCGTTTGAGTCAGAAAGTTCAAATCGTTGGATATACTGGGCAAGAAGATGGGGGTACGACAACTTCTATCTTAACGCTTTCCCTGGCAGAAAATCTGACACTTGCTACGAGGATTTTCTAAGGGCTTTGAACTTTGGAACACCTCGCTATTTGTTTTGGACTATGTTTGGTAATGGTTCAACTGCAAGTCTGAAGTCACGTATTTCCGATGTGCGTACACTTGCTGCGACCTACGGCTTTGACGTAATAATAACTCTTAGACCGTCTTCTGTGTCGCAGACTGACCCATCAAAAGGAAATGACCGAAGGGATAAAACAAGGGTTATTGAAGATGAAATTGCGAGCGGGTGCAGATATGTAGATTATAGTTCGGCAGTCCTTGACCCTAATGGCGATGGATGGAGGGATTGGCGAACTGGGTATATCGACAATGACGATGGCGCACACCCTTCTCAATTAGGCGCAAGAGCTATTGCGTTGCAAATACTTGTAGATTTCCCCGAAATAACGCAGTATTAGTATGACACACATCGACAAGAACAGTCTCAAGCACGTCTCCGTATGCTTCCTATTGTCATTAGTGGGGGCATACGGAATGAGTGCTGCCATTGGTGCATCACTATGTAAGGAGTGGTACGACAAAAAATCCTACGGGCATTGGTGCTGGTTCGACCTTCTGTTTGACCTCTTAGGTTGTGCAAGTGGTATGGGAGTGCATTGGTGGATATTCCACAGCTGGAACTTTTAACTATATATAATAAGGTATGAAACTGGAACTGTATAGAAAATATTGTAAGCCTGGCTACTCGATAGGCTTGTTGTATATCAACGGCAAGTTCATTTGCAATACCCTCGAAGATACTGATCGAGGGTTGAAGTCTGGAATGAGTGAAGCTGCAATCGCAGCTGTGAAGGTGAAGGGCAAGACCGCCATTCCGACTGGCGTGTATAGTGTTCAGATCACATACTCTCCCAGGTTCAAGAAGGCGATGCCCATCCTCTGCAACGTGAGAGGGTTCTCGGGCATTCGCATCCATTCCGGCAATACGGCTGAAGATACTGAAGGCTGCATCCTCTGTGGCATGAATACCGAGGTAGGCAAGGTTACGAACTCGCGGTTCTGGACGGAGAAGGTATATGATTACATCCGGCAAGGAATAAAAAGAAAAGAAGGAGTCTCCATCTACATTTTCCGGTAACGTAATTTTTTTACATCATGGCATCTTTGACCGACGAAGAAATTCTGAAGCTCGCAGAAGAGCGATGCCTCAGAGACCTCGGAACTCTCTCCCCTGCTTATCTCAAGGGATATCTGAAGGGATGGAGAGACGAAGAGAAACATCATTAACACCTAAATTATTGCACTTATGACCGACAAACGAGAACGACACGCAGTTATTTGGATGATCATTTATCTGATATCCGCATGTGTGATAGCAGTTGCTTTCTGTAGCTGCAAGACAAAGATTGTGACCGTTGAGAAGGTGAGGATAGATACCACCTACATCACCAAGCTCCAACGTGATAGCATACACGTACACGATAGCATCTTTGTCAATCAATGGCAGAAGGGTGATACTGTCTTTCAAGTTCGTGACCGTTGGCATACAGAGTGGCGTGATAGATTGCTACACGATACGCTATACAAGTGTATCATGGATTCCATCCCTATTCCATACCCAGTAGAGAAGATAGTCGAGAAGCGCGTGACACCTTGGTATAATTACATCTTAATCGGAGGTCTCGCTTTGGCATTATTATATTTGTTATTCAAACGCATCGTCGAATGAAGGAACAGGAAGATCTTAAAGAAGCAGTTGGGAAGCTCATCAAGGTGATCGATGAGAATCCTTGCGGAATGGGCAGGGCGATGTTCTGTGCGTTGACTCTGTTCGTGAAGGAGGCGATCAGATTCTTCTGCAATAAGCGATACCTGTCAACTGATGAAGCAGCAAGGATGCTCGGAATCTCTCCCAGGACCTTACGCAGACGAGTGGAGGAAGGCTTGATACCTCCTCCTAAGCATTACGGCCATTGGGAGGTCAGCTATAAGCGTGAAGACATAGAAGAATATATTAGAAACAATAGCAGTACGGATGATACAATAATAAGTGTTTCATAAGAATTATAGTGTAAGACTGAAGTGGCGCACATTCGTGAGAATATGTGCCACTTTGTTTTGTCTTAACTCCTATGATCTTCCGAATGCACACAAAATTAAAGGAATAATATACACAAAATCAAAGGAAAAATATACGCAAATTCAAAGGAAAAATATACGCAAATTCAAAGGGAAATATACTAAAACTTTATAAATCGGGAAAAGCACAAATAAAAACTTTACAAAATCGGCATTTTCTCTAAAAACGTAAAGCATAAAATCACAAAAATCAAAAAACGTAAAGTTTTTTGTCCATCATTTCGGCATCGAGCCATCAGATAGTACCTTTGCATCAATCTCAATATTGAGAGAAATCTAAATCAAAAAACAATGAATGTAATTCAGAACACAGTTGAGTTGAGAGTGGTAGCAATCACTCTGGCGAAGGAGTATGTGAAGGATGTTAAGTCTCTGCTTGACGAATCAAAGCGGATTGAGAAATACCTTCAGGGAAGTGCAACCATTCCAGATGTGGTGGAAGATCCTTCCAATCCCTGGGTGAAATGCTTGGAGGAAATGCGAAAGAATTCCACCCTCCCTTCAACCCTACCCGAACCTCAGAAATAAGTCGGCTTAAAATATCATCATTATTAACAATTAAATTTTACGAAACATGGAAGGAAAAGAAGGTATCAACATTCTGCCAGTAGTCGGTGCTGGCGGTGGCGGTTCTGATGCAGCTACCACAATGGCGATGATGAACAACAACCCTTGGATGTATCTCGTCATGCTCGCTCTGTTCGGTAACGGAGGCTTTGGCTTTGGTGGTAATCGTGGTGTGAGTCCAGGGGCAGCTGCACTCGACATCGAGACGCAGAACAAGTTGTCAAGTCTGCAAGCGCAGATCAATGACAACAACAACAACCAGTGGGCACGTGAGGCGATACAGGGCAACACATTCGCTATTAGCCAGCTCTCACAGAACCTCAACGTAGATTACAATCAGTTGACTCAGGCAATCAACTCTGTCAACTTCGGCATCGCACAGCTCGGTTCTCAGACTGGCATGGGCATCGCAGGTGTAACCAATGCTATCAATCTCGGCAACCTCAACATCATTCAGCAGATGAAAGATTGTTGTTGCGCTACTCAGAAGCAGATTCTCGAGCAGGGGTATCAGGGTAGGATTGAGACAATCAACCAGACCAACGACCTCTCAACTGTTATGCGTGCAGAGAGCGGTCTTGTACGTGCGGAGGTTGCAGCGTTCCGTCAGGCATGGGAAAATGCCCGCTATCAGGATGCAATCGCTGAAAAGACGCGTCTTCAGACTGAGCTCGACCTCTTACGTTCGCAGAATGGCACACAGGCACTCATCGCGCCTCTGGCATCAGAGATTCAGCGTCTTGAGTGGCAGTTCCAGTCTGTTTACGGCCAGTCAAAGAGTGGCGGTCAGGGTGTAGCTTGATTTCTTTTCGGGGAATAGTCAGAAATTGGCTATTCTCCGATTTCCAAAAACTTTTATTCTATGGCATCAATGAACATATTATTCAAGGATCTCTCTTCTGGGAGTCCTATCTATGCACTCATCAAGGCAGACAACGAGCTTCAGTATTCTGAAGGCTCTATCGTCTCAATCGGTCAGCAACGCACAGAACTTCCACCTGCTAACAATGGAGGGTTCCCATTCCCCGGCAATATGCCAGCACCTAAGACGGTCATCGATGTGACCTACACCATCGAAGGTAAGAACTACACGGATGCTGTTGAATTAACTGCTACTATGTTCCCGACTGAGAAGACAGGTGCGATCACACTTGTAGCAACTGACAAAGAGCCTATAATCCGAGAGATTAAGGCTTCTCTCAAACGAGCTGAAGACTATCTGAAGAGTGTTGAGGTGGAAGTGCCTAAGAATCGCAAGCGTGTGGAGGATTGCAAGACTCTCATCAGTCTGCTTGATACCGAATACGCTGAGAAACAAGTGTTTGAAAATCGAATAAAGAAGCTTGAAGAGGGTTCTGCAACCACAAACAAGCTCCTTAATCAGATATTATCGAAGTTGAAATGAAGTACAGCGAAATGATAAAAGAGGCTCAGGCACAGGGGAAATCCTCTGAGTCTGCAATGTGGAAGAGCGTCGGAAGAGTTGACAGTCTTCTGAAGGAGCTCAAGGAGAGTGACCCAGAGGCTTACTGGCGATTCCTTCGAGAAGCGCATGAGGATATTTACGGCTGTCATTATAACCAGTCGTATGCTGAATACGATCTATCAAAGATCCATTACACGGATTCAGAGGGTGTTCATCACGAAGGCCCTCATTGGGGACTCAGCGAAGTTGTGTCGGCCACTCGAAACAGGTCATTCCCGGAAGGAACTACCGACTGCGATAAGTGGGTAGCATATAATGCTGCTTATGCGGACTTCTGCAAGAGGTTTAGTGATAGCGAGATTCTTGAGATTGCATATCTCTTTTATTTCGCTGATGAAGATGCACCAGAAGGGAAGGTGTGGAGATATATGAACGCTATGCGATAAGATTAAGGAGGGTATTAGCCCTCCTTTTTAATTAATTAGCGTTTATCTTTATTTTTATTGCGTTTCTTGTTAATTCCGAGCACATAGTCTATCAGAGCTCTGTTGCATTCGTCAACAGCCTTCTGACGGAATGCAACATATACGAGTGTCATTTCCTCACCATGAAGATGCCCGAGACCGGCTGAGACTGTCTCCATCGAATAGCCTAATTCTATTGCAAGAGTTGCCCAAGTGTGGCGAGCCCAATAGGCAGAGATACCGGGGAACTGTGAGGTTCCTTCGAGTTTGCCACCGCCCTTCCCCTTGTGGGTCCTGGTCTTACCGATATTCTGAAGAGCTTGGTTCTGCTGCTTGAAGAACTGCTTATATCCGTTCTTCGACTGGTGGTGGTCGAATAGATCCACCAGATATTCGAACTTGCTTGAGTACCGGTCAATGATTTCCAAAGCTTCAGGTTCGAGCTTCACCGAATAGCGAGTACCGCATTTTTTCGAAGTGTATTCCACACGCCCATTGATGACATCAGATTTCTTCAGATAGAAGAGATCCACCGGACGGATGCCTCTGAGAAATAGGGATAGCTTGAACATATCGACATACCGGTGAAGCTTCACAGCATCATCGTGACGGATAGGCTCGTAGATAGTGCCTGAGAACAGTTCCCGAACCTGTTCGATGGTGAGAGAGCGTTTCGCCGTTTCAGCCTTCTTGATCTTGAACTTATGGAAGGGGTAGAAGCTGGTAATTTCAAGATCCTTGATAGCATAATTGAAGATCGCGCGAATATTGCGGAAATGGATGCCTCTGGCATTAACCGAGGGACTTGTTTTCTGAAGGAATTCGTCGAATCGGGTAAGCCATTGAACATTGATCTCTTCGAATGTCTTATATTCAACCATCGGATCGAAGTTGGCAATAGCCTTCAGAGTCTGGTTGTAGATCTCCCTTGTACGTTCGGAATTGCGTGAATCGGAAAACCTTGAACCTATGGCATAAAAGAGATTCTCTCTCTGGTACATCTCGCTTCCTGAATTAAGTAGCACCTTTACTCTTTTCATTATTTGCCTGCCATCCATATTGACTGGCAGCTCTCGCACGATTTCCTCCACATCGATAAGCTTCTTACGGATGAAGAGGTTCAAGGTCTTTTCCTGTGGATGTGCCAGGATCCTCTCCTTCCTGTCATTCCATTGGGAAGGAGAGAGGCGGATATCGAGAGGGATGTAGCCGGCTATTCCCTTGCTCGTTATCTTAATCTTCAGAGGTGCAGAATTGCCAGCCTTCACCCCTCTGATATCGAGATAGAATTTCACTCTCGCCATTTACACATCATTTACACATATTAATAGACGCTTATAGACACTTATAGACACTTTTTCTCGAATTCCTACACCTTCAGGAATTCCCCAAAATGCAGCCTAACCACCTCTCACATAGCCTATTTGCATAGTCGGGGTGAGCAGACTCGAACTGCCGACCACACGCCCCCCAGA